TCCACAATCCGATAGAGTCTAATGCTTCGTTGCTTGGGCTATGGGTGTAATATGCCTTGATGGTTTTACCTTCAACTGCATTGTAAAAACTCTGGATTGATGCTTCGTCCAATTTCATGCCGTGCCCTTTGGCTTCTGGTGTTGAAATTAAACTCACATTGCTGATGCTGCCAAGGGCTCTATCCACAATGCCTTGGTTCATCTTCGTGTCGGTTTCAAATAATAGTTCCATACCTAAGGCATCTATGTCAACCATTGGTCTGTCAATGCCTTTTGTGGATGCATAAAAAAAGGGCTCCTGTTGCCAAGAGCCCTAGATTATGAATAAGAAACAAAAGTCGACAAAGAGCCGATTCTTGCAAGTTGAATTATTCTTGTTTTGCCTGCAAGGTTTTTTTTCTAGCTGCTTGCATCTTTGCTTGTTGTGCAGGTGTTATCTTGCGTTTGCTTTTCTTACCACCTGCTGCTGCAATAGGGTTCTTAATTTCCTTGTTACAATGTGGGCATTTCATTTGTAGTATGTAGTTATAATTAAAGGAACGAATATTCCAGACACTAACCAGGTAATAGCGATTATTTCAATTAATGTATTCATTTTTGCCAAGCTGCTTTCTTTTTCTTTTCTGGTGTAATTACCACTTTAATACCTCTTTCTAGGTCTGTATAAAGTATCTGACCTGTTCCCTGCTTTAGAGCTAGTATTTCGTGATGACTGAGTTTTATGTTTATTGTATGCATTGGTTTTAATTTTGGTGTTATCTAGAATGTGTGCGATTACCTAACACATTATTTACCAATTTCATCTTTGAACCTCCTTATGAAGTGACGGGCTGCATGGTACTCCTCGGTAGTAAGTTCATTATTTCGCCACATAGAATCAGTTTCGTCCATTAGTTTCTTAAATATTTCTTCTACATTCATGTGTGCATTGGTTTAGTCTTTGGTGTACCCATCAAACCATCCTTCGCCTCGAGTGTCGTCTCTGCTGCACCATTCTTGAGCCTGTTCTAGGGTTAAACCTGTTGCGATGACTTTGTTCTGTTTTGTTGGTTTTGCGTAGTATCTTATAATTCTATATGTTTTCATGGTTCTAACTTTCTCGTTGTAACATTGTTGGCAGCACCATCCATTCGTGTATGGGTTTGCATTGTAGCAGTCGTTGGCTGAAAAGAGCAACGCCTTGCAAATGTCGCATGTCGCCTGATAAGGGTATTCTGTTAACATGCCAAGTCTACGCTCCGAACTTGTCTGCCTGTGTGAATACATTGCACAGGTTCAGTTTCTTTTATGTGTCCTTTTTTGAGTAGCTCTGTAACTCGAGGCCGTACTTGGTTCATGTCATCAAGCATAAGGTATGTCTTTATTGCACGATCCGTAATTGGTCGCTTTAGGTTTGTCATTTTATTAATAGCCCAAAGGATTTTACTTTGTCTATCTGGCAAGGTTTTGAGCAGTTCAATGTAGCTTGCATAAGTGTTTGCGTGTAGTTGTTTTTTCATTGGTGTTGTGCAGTTGGTTGGTTAGTAGATTGATGTCCACTCATCAATAAAGTCGTATGCGTCAAAGCAGTTATCAAAAATGCAAATTGCTTTTCGCTTTGAGTTTGTTGCATACTTTGCAATAACTAGATAATATTGCTTAGTAAATAGTTTGAGATAAATAACTTTTGATCCGTCATCATACTTGTCTTGATTGAATGCCACGACAGGAGGTTTAACAGGTTTGCCCTCTTGGTTTTTTATGCCTAATGCTATTGATAATTCTTGAATGCTCATTGTATTGTTGTGTTAATTTGTTAATTTAGTCTTCGTAAATATATTGGCTTGGTTCTAAAACTGTATCTATTAAGTTTTCTAGTTTTTGTAGTTCTTCATTTGCCCAAATTTTTTGAGCTTCTGTTACATCGTTGCTTGTTAGTGCTTTAACAAGGTATCCTAAGACTGCTTCTTTTGCTGCCCTGTAGAAACTATTTTCTGTAAGATGATAGGTTCCTTGGCTTTCTTTTAAAAGTTCTTTGGTGTTGTTCCACAATGCCTCCTGAACTTCTACGTAATCCTTATCTGTTTCTATTGTAATTTTCATTTTAGTCTCTCCATTCGTTTGTGATGCAGTAATAATCTACCTTGGCTTGCTCGTATGTATATCTGCCAAGCAACCCTCTTTCTGCATGTAGTAAAATTTCTTGCTGCCAAGACTTGGCCTTTGGGTATCTATGCTTCACAATAGCATCCATAAACCATAAAAGATTATCTGCTTGCCTAGCTTCTCTTTCTAGCTCTGTTTCAGTTTTTTTGAGCTTTGCTCTCTTCTCTATTCTTTTGCGTCTAATAGCTTCTTCTATTATTCCTTTCAAGCCTTGTGGTGTTATAGGAAAAAGTTCTATTGAGTTTAGCCTTTCTGGTTTATAAGATTTAAATTTTTTAGATTTGTTTCTCATTTTAGTCTCTTCATTCCTGGAGGTGTTATTGCTGCTTCAAGCACTTCAATGATGGAGTCAACTTGTTGGCGTTCTTCAGAAGTTACAAGCAAGTCACTTGCTTTTTCTTGCAATCGAATAAAGTGCTCAATGTCTCCAACTTCGACAGCATTTGCCATGTCTGAAAGTAATTGTAATAATGTCATAGTGATTGTTGGTTTACAGCTACCCATTCTTCTTTTCTTACATCTTTCGTTCTTACTATATATCCTTCGTTGATGTACCATTGGATAACTCCTCTGATATTAAGCCAATTGCGAACTCTAATTTTTGTTGCCTTAATAGGCTCAACAAAATCTTTTCTCCACTCTAGCTTACTTACTTCTCCATCAAGGAGACCTTCAATGATACTTTGGGCATGTTCTTGTGCTTTTGTCATAATATACTTGGTTGTGGGTTAATGTTGTTGTATATTCTTAACTTACCATAGCCTGTTACGATGTAAAGAAAAAAGATTAAAAAAGTTTCAAGGCACAAAAAAACCACCCTTGCCGGAACAAGGATGGTCTGGCATCTACCCCTGATGCCAAATGAATCAACGCAAAGCGTACCTTCTTTTTCCGATGGTTATTTTGCCCTGGTTACTTCTAGTATTGGCTCGCAAATATCTTTGTTATTTTCCTTGGTTTTCCTTGCACTAAATCTAAGCCAAAGTGCTCCCGTAGGTTTTGGTGGCCCGCCCCTTTCAATATGCCACCCTCCGTATCCGGCAGAATATTCTTCTTTGTAGCTTGGAACCTTCAGGTGCAGTTGTTCATCGTGATAAATTGAACCTTTGTTAGTCAGCCGGATTCTTGCGATTGGGAACTGCCATTCGTTATGGGTATGCCCTGTTGCTACAATATGTGCATCTGGTAAATAAACTGCCTGCCTGTTTGTTTGTATTGTCCCTTTTGTAACAGGTGCGTCCCCTCCGTATCCGTGGTGATACCACATGTTTTTGGTCATACATTGGGAATGATACATGATTTGGAACTTTACCCATCCACTCATCCCACCAACTTTAATTGAACTGCCTTCCTTGTCGTTGAGCTTTTCAGCAAGTCTTTCTGTAAGGTTGGTTTCGTGCCTCTTTGCTATGTTTGTTTCATGATTGCCAAGTGCCATGATCGCAAAGTTTTTTGCGTAAGGTGCGTAGAATTTTGCTGCCGTATTAACCAAGCTATCCAGGTAATCCCCTTTTGCGTGCTCTGGTTTCAAATCTTTCTTTGTACCCCTGGGATCGTATTTCCCCTGCATTGCACAAAATAAATCACCACCATCTATGATAATTGCGTTTCTTTCTTTCGCCTGCTTTAGATGCCTGAGTTCCATTGCGTTGTCAGATTTTGGGTTATCATGATGTCTATCAAATGACAACAACACCCAAAAAGAATCTTCTGCAGCCGATGATTTTAATCTATGTTTTACAAAGAAAACATTCCGGCTCCTTTGTGTTACCTCCGTGCAGCCGATTGGTATTTTCTGAACAGGCATTAAGCCTTGTCTATTTCTTTGAGCTTTCTAATGGCCCACTCGATACCACTTGTTCCACCCCAAGCATCCCACATTAATCCTCCGCATCCTTCTGAATATGGTACATCTTTGTGCTGCTGATGCCTTTTGAAACTTGCCATTCTTGCGATGGTTTCCCTGCTAATGTTTTCGCCTTTTGCTAATTGGTTTGCCCGTGCCCACCCAACAGGTGTTCCGCAATCTGGGTTATTTTCGTCTCTGTACTTCAATGCCCTTTTTGCGTTATTGGATGCAGACTTTGGGTAATCGTTGTAAGTTGCAAACTCAAGGGATTCTAGTTTTTCTTCTTCTGTTACTAATGCGGATTCTCCAAGGTATTCTTTTTCTATCGCCCTGTCTTTTGCCATTTTCTTTAGCTCTTCTTCGTAGTCCATGCCATTGGCTGCATAGATTGTGGATTTACTTGCCAATCCGTTTTCTAATAGAACTGCATCTGTTTGTGCATCTTGCCTCCGGTCTAGGGTTGGGCTTGTTGTCCACATGAAGTCAAAACTCTCTCTGTCGGCTTCGGCCATTCCGTTTATTTCGCCATTATTTTCCCATTTGTACATCTTCCACTTACATAATCTTCGCAAGAAAATGTCTTCTATCTGTTCCCTGATTTGCCCAAACCTGTGATTGGTAACTGCTCTGGTTGCTTTTGAACTGCTGAAAGATGCGTTTGACCACCCAACTAGGTTTTCTACGGTTATGCCAACAGAAGAGCAGGCAAAGGAAATCAGCGACAACATGAATTTGTCCACCCCATCAACTGCACCCCCTTGTATGGTTTCAACTGATTCTCCGGCTTCTAGTAACAACAAGGATCCTGAGTAAAGTTTCTTGTATGATGAACGCATGGGTTCGTCGCCAAATTCGTTACCATCCCATCTTGCCGAATATGGTTGGTTGCTTGTGATGAACCCTGTTAGTGCTGAACTTGTTTTAACTTTAGCAGTATATGCAGTTTGCACCTCATGTATGTCTTCAAGAGTTTTGGTTGCTGCTGCTAATAACGGAGTGCCCCTGATTTGCCCAATCCGTGTCGTATTTGCTACATGTATGCAGTCTTTGCTATTTATGTAAATGCCTTCTGAATAATCTACTACACCATCTTTAACCTGGGCTATTCTGTATTGGGTTGGGCGGCCAAATTGATTCAATACAATTCCATCGACTTCGTTTTTCTTTCGTTTCTGTGGGTCATGGCTACTTGCTACCCTTTCGGATGGTACAAGTTGAAAGCTGCCCCCCTTTGTTAGCAATACAAATGCTTCACCTGCTAATAGCAAATCGGTGATAATATGCTGTAAAACCTTTTGCATACCATGGCCAGATATTTCGCAATTTCTAAAATAGTTTTTAAAAAGTTTATTTTGTTTTTCGTTGAGTTCTTCATTGCTACCCATTGCCTGGTATTTGCAGCTTCCCAAGTTGCTTACAAATACTTGGATAATGGATTTGCAGATTGGGTTGTTTCTCTCGAGGTCTCGCAGGGTTGAAAGCAATTCTAAACGATTGCCATGCGATAAAACTTTTTCTTCTGTTTGGGTAATACTGCTTCTGTCAAGAGCATCTTCGTGTTTTCTCCATGAAGGCCGGCTACCTGCGTAGCCAAATTGTACAGGTTTCCCGAACTCGTTTAGTATTGTCTGCGGTTGCATATTATCATCTCCTTAAAGTTAGGGTTCAATGCTACACCCTGGGTTCGGGCGTTTACAACCTCATACTCTTTTTCTGCTCGCTCAAGCTCTTCTCTAATTTCTTCTTGCTGCCGAAAACTCTTATTACTTCCGGCTGAAGAATATTGTGTTAGCCCTAAGGTTTCCAATCTTTCTAAAGTCTTTGCCAACCTGGTTATTCTTGCAGCAAGAAATTCCAAATATTGTTCGTCGGTTCTGTATTTATACGATGCCATGCAAAAGGTGCAGGTGTCTACTTGGCAAAGATTAATGGATACCTGCTTGGCATCCAATTTTTCATATCCTTGTAGAACTCTTTTTTTATTGCCTGGTTCTTAAATAGATTTACTCTTGCTCTGGTTGCTTCCAACAATTTTCTATTAGCGCCCCTTGTTGCAGACATTTTGATGCCCTTGGATTCTACCTTGATTGCTGCCTCGAATTTCTGGGTTATGTTTTTTCCAGACGACCTCGGAGCAACAATTTTACGGACTGCCGGAGATAACATCGCTCGCATTTTGTTTTTACCAAGCCCCCTAATGGGGAATACAATATTAGCTTTTTCTGCCATGATTGGAAACTGCCCTGCTGTAATGCCTCGGTATGTTATTTTGCGTTTTGTTGTTGCAAGAGCTTTTGGAAATACTTCTCCGAACATGTGTTCTTTCAACCATTGCTGCCGTGGATATGGATGTGCATAAATCTTACCTCCTCTTTTAGGGAATCTTTTCTTTACACCTGGAGGAGTTTTCATGCCTACGGTATTAGGTTGCCTGCCAACCATCTTGGGCTCTCCAATGTGATAATACCTGCCGTTTCTTTTGGTAATCATTTTTGCACCCTTTGCACCTAACAAGTCAAAACCCTGTGGTAAGTTGTATGGCACAATACCCCCCCTTAACTTGCCCTTAGACATCCTGCCTTTTATGTCTGCTACTTTTGTTTTACGGGCTGCCCCGTTTAGCACCATCCCTACTTCTGCCTTCAATACTTCCTTGAAGGTTTTACCTGAGAGGTTTGCCAATCCTTTTACAACTGCACCAAATCCACTTATGTCTACTGCGTCTTTTGTTTTTTTCACATTTCTTCGGGTCGATGGGATTCGCTTAAGGGTGCTCTCCTACTATCTGTTGGCCTGTCTACTTTGCCCACTTTAGTTTTCTTAAAAAACGAACCAATCGCTAATGAATAATTTAAGCAGTCAAACCAATGGTTCTCCCTGTCTATTTGCTTAAATTCAAACTTTGCCCTGCCGTTTTTGTCCCTTATTTCGACTTCTACTTCGGATAATAAATGTCTGTACAAAAGGTAATCAGCGTTTCTGTAAATGGAAAGTCCGGCTAACTTTTGGTTCCGCATTCGCACCAACAATCTTTTGAAGTGCAGATTGTTGACATCAAACCTTGGTATAGTTCCTTTCACCGCTTTGTCTTTTTGCCCATCTGTTGGGTTTACTTGGGTTATGTTGAGTTGCCCTTGCATAGTCTGTTGCCCCCGTATAGCAAACCACTTATTCCCCAGGTTCAAAAGGTTAGATAAAACAAAAGCAGTATTATATGCAGAATCCACCCCTGCATAGTCGCAGTTGTATCGGTTGTAAAGGTCACTTAGGTCTTGGAAATTATCTGCCCTACCATTGTCCACTATGTGGGTAATTCCCATGTTATCATGTGCCGTAACCATCCAATAAAATTCGTATTTCTGCACATCGCAGGTAAGAAGCACCAAAGAGTCGGCAGGTATTTCGCCCCTAGCATATTCTCCCTCGAGCTGCTTCATTTTTATCACGTCAGGTGTATCTTCTGTATCGTGCTTCCATGGCAGAGCTTGGAAACTATTACGAAAATCTTGCAGTTGGTTTGTTCCCTTTGCTTCCAGGAACATTCTTGCAGCATCCTTTATGCTTATGTAACTGCTATATAAGCTATTGAGGTGATAACCCTGGTGGCTCTCGTCAGCAGTTGGGTTTGTGCTGACCCATTTAGCTAATGGGGAGCTGACCATTTTGTTTTTCTCTGCCGTGTCTTTAACTTCGTGCCCACATGATGGGCATACCAAAGCAGCAGATGATGCAGTTGCGTTGATGTCTATTTCCCCACCTTGTGTTTCTTTCTGCCATTTTACATGAAACTTTTCACCGTCTTCTTTGAACCCAATCTCTGCTAATTCACCACACGAAAGGCAAGGAACTCGGTAGGTATTAAAGGTGCTATGCTTCAAATGATGGTATATCGTTTCTGCTCCATCATCTACCGTTGGGGTAGATGCTAAAACAAATAGTTTCGATGATCCATACGCTTTGATTCTATTGGATGCTAATTGTATTGCACCTGCTTCGTTCTGGTTGTTTACGCTCGCCTTGTCGCACTCGTCAAAACATACAACTGCACATGGGAAACTAGCCAACTTTGATGCCGAGCCTGCTCCACCTAAATGGACATTGCAGGTTATAAGGTTGTAAGTCAGGTGGGTAAAGTTATCTGGGTTTGCAGGCAGAACCTTTCTTACCTCGGCAGATGCTTCCATCATTGGCTTAATTCTTTCTTTAGAAATCTGCCTGGCAGCAGTATCGCTCGGCATCAAATATAAAACGGGCTTTGGTGTCTTTGTGACTACATAGAGCAATCCAATATGCATCAATGTGGTTTTGCCTGTTTGCGATGCAAAACAGACGGTTAATCTATCTGTCCTTTTATTCCCAAATTGATTTAATGGTTCTATCAAATATTGATTGAACCCTGCTTTGAAATAACCTGCGTATGGGGAAACTTCTTTTGGAATGTAAATGTGTTTTTCTGCCCACTCGCTTACCGTCTGATTTTCTTTAGGAGCAAAGATGTTGGATGC